TATCCTAACAAGGCAGGAAAAATAGCAAAGGCAGCCACAGTTGATGTTAGAGACCAATATCTTGCTACAAGAAAAGCCGGTGTCTATGTTGCTGGCTTTGGGCATCTAAAAGCCGTTCAAAATATAACTGGCAAACAAGGTGTGGCGGAGGATTCTAGTAACAATATCCCAACTATTGGGATCAATGTAAGAAGTGACGGTGACATTGATTATGCTAGTTTGATAGTTGACGGGAAAAAGAAATACGAATCTAGAAAAACTAACAGTCTTAGACCATATATAGGTAAAACTGTTGGCATTGTTAGAACCGGTAATGGGCCTGCAGTGGCTATCGGACAAGTAACAATTGGGGAACCAATTATAGTAGATGTAGAAAAGTTTAATAAACTACGCAACCAACATTTAGTTCCACGGGGCAGTAAGTTTGACATAGATAGTGATGGTACAAAATATCTGTATCCAATGATTAATCCAGTGCGATGGGATAATGAAAAACCAATAAAAAATAAAGGTATCATTTCTAGAAAAATACAAGAGCAACTTGACGAGTATAATGTTAGGAAAACTAAAAAGTTTATCCAAAGAGCGCATGACCAAGAACAAGGACAGATGTATGGTAATATGCCATATTCATCGCATCCTAAGCAAGTTGCTAATCTTGGTAAAAAGTTTTTTGGAACTAAGTTTGGACCCGAAGCCGTTAAGGTAGCATTACTTCACGATGTTCTTGAAGATACACCTTATACTATAGATCAACTTGCTAAAAAAGGTTTTAGTAAAGAAGTAATTCAAGCAGTACAATTGCTCACAAAGAACAAAGCATTGTCTTACGCCGACAATATACGTAACATCATTAATAGCGGTAATTCATTAGCAATGATGGTTAAGTACAGTGACAATTACATGAACTATACTGGAGATAAGTCACATTGGACTCCCGAAAGAGCGGCGCATTCACAAAAGAAATATCTTGCAAGTTTGAATATGCTAGGTGATGTTCTTGGTATCAAAAAGCATATCGGTGATGAAGTACTAGATGAATACAAAGTAGATAACAAAAATGGTCTTGGTTCAGTTCCCTATAACCAAGATGTAGACTACTTTGGTATGAAAGTTATGATGAAGCCTAGCACATTTCTACAACTAGCACTTCCATTAAACAAGCCTATAAGCGTAGATCACATTGCACAGCATCTTAAAAATGGCGGCAGTTTAGGTGCGCCTTTCTTAGATGTTACTATTCCTAAAGAATGGGAAGAGGGTGACATGTCAGAGCCTGCAAGAGTTTCTGGACATGAAGGACGTAATCGTATGTTAGCAATTCAACAGGTTGAAGGTGACGATCCCGTTGAAGTACATATTTTCCCCAAAGGTGGTATGAGAGCAAGAGATTTAACGCCCGAAATCACTACAGCATTACGTAATGGAATGATGAATCAAGAACGGTCTAGATTCATACGTGGAGATTTATTCTCCACAAGATGAAAATAATGCTTGACATTGGTATCCATTGGTGCTATAGTAAGATTACTAAGTGCATCTTGTTCCAATCTAGATAAATACATCAAAGGAATATAACATGAAAATCACTGAATTTCTCACAGAATCAAAGCAAGATGATTGGGATGCAGAGGACGAAATCGTATCTGATCCAGATCAGGACAAAGTACCTCACATTCTAATGCAGTTGAAGAAGTCTGCCGACGTTGGTGGAAACTATCCTATTACATTTAAGGATGGATCAAAGGCAACTGTTTCTCTTCATGACATTGGAAGGTTCGTAGAACGTTATATGGACTTAAAGCCTGCTGACCGAGAAATAATGCAAGACCTTGCATCACAGAGTCACAAAAACTTTAAAGAAATCATTGTGTTCTTTGCTGGTGAAAAAGCCCCTAAGAGTTTATACGTAAGATGAAAACAGCATTTTTAATTTTTGCAATAGCACTGGTTAGTTTTTCAAATGTAGCACACGCACAAAAGACTAAAGCAGGAGTAACTTATGACGTAGAGTTCACTAGAGTTATCGACGGTGATACTGTAGCATTCTCTGCTAGTTGGTTACCTGACCCACTAAAGAAAGAATTATCACTACGTGTATTTGGTGTCGATACTCCTGAAAAAGGGTTTCGAGCCAAATGCGCAAGTGAAGATAAGCATGGCAAAGCCGCATCTGAATTCACTACCTTACTTCTTAAATCAAGCACTAAACGTCAAATCGTTCTAATGGATTGGGACAAGTATGGCGGGCGTGTATTGGGTGACGTTGTACTAGACGGCAAAAGTCTACGTGCATTACTGATTAAGAACGGTTATGCAAGAGAATACTACGGAGAAGCAAAGACTTCTTGGTGTAACTAACATACCTCAGGACCGTTAGAGGTTATGTGCCCGGCTGCTGGGCTGATTGATGGATTCGCTACCCTAAAAGTCTAAAGTGAGCCCTTCCCATATATATGCTGTTATTTTATTGACCTAAGTCAATAAATATACTATCAAAAGTATGACAAAATCATACTTCAGCATAACCAAGGGAAAAACAATAATGATAAAAAGACTCCTTGGGTGTGCCGGACTGGTAGCCTACCTATTTACCTCAACGGTCGCACTCTCACAAACAAATACAAGTACACAAAGTACGACTGGTGGCACAACCACTAGCACAACTACTCCTATTAACCAAGGCGGTTATACTAGTACTTCATTGGTAGATACTAATAGCACTAGCAACAGTACTAGTAGTGTTAATACTACAAACATGACCACTACTAATAATAATAGTACCAGTACGAGTACAGTTAACAGTAATAGTACTAATAACAACAATAATACTAGCACTTCAACTAACGTTAATACAAACAATAACGTTAATAGTGGTACTGTTACAAATATCAATCAGAATACCAACAATGGTACAATGACTTATAACAATAACAATGTGCAAAGTGGTGCAGTAACTTATACTAACAATAATGTACAAAGCGGAACATTAACTAACGTTAACAATTCTACTAGCGTAAACACAAATAATAACGTTATGAGTGGTACAGTTACATATAATAACAACAACGTGTCAACATCAAACAATGTTAATCAAAACATTAATAGTGGCACAATGACTTATAATAACAACAATGCTAGTACATCAACATCAAATAACAATAACGTTAATACTAACAACAACGTTAATACAGGTGACATGACTAATAGAAATATCAATACTTCAACTAGTACTGCTACCAATGTCAATCAGAACAATAACGTTAGTACTGCAACCAATGTCAATCAAAACATTCAAAGTGGTGAAATGACTAACCGTAACATCAACGAAACAAGTGTTACACAAAAAGTTATTCAGCCTCCTCCAACAGCAATTGCTCCTGCAATGATGAGTGGTGGTGGTGCAGACTTGTGTACAACTGGTGTTTCAGGTGCCGCACAGACTCAAATTCTTGGTCTTTCTTTTGGTTCTACCCTAAAAGATGAGAATTGCGAAAGATTGAAACTTTCTAAAACTCTTTATGACATGGGTATGAAAGTTGCGGCTGTTGCTACTATGTGTCAAGACCGTCGTGTATTTGATGCAATGCTTTCAGCAGGTACTCCTTGCCCATATGAAGGATTGATCGGTGAGCAAGCAAAGGCTGCATGGGAAGCAAATCCAAATAAGGCTCCTAAGCATAAGAAATGAAGAAATTATTAGCCGCATTATTGTTATCGGTTAGTACTGTAGTATCTGCACAAACGGTAGATCCTAATACAGGTACTGTTTCGGTAACACCCAATGTAATTGATCCATCACTTTGGACTCCTATAATTCCGTTGAATTCAAGTCAACTAGGCCAAATTGAAGGATCAGGAGGCGGCCCTATTCCTGCAATTAACACTGATACAAATACAATACGATTTAGTTTTATGCCATATACAGTTAGCCAAGTACGTGCTATTGAACAAGTACTAAGTGGTAACGGCATTAAAGTTTCAGGATTTAATTATTCATGGCAAATTTATAATGATCTAAGCAATGGAAGTGGAACTAGAGGTCCATTAAATGTCACTGGACAATTAGCAGATAAGAATGGTTCAGTACTAGAATCTTATTTTGAAGATTACAGTAACTTTAATACAGGTGCAAGGTTCGTAACATTTTCAGGCACTGAAAATTTTTCAAAGTCATATAATTTAGAAACATTGGGCTATATAGGATTAGCATGGACTGGTAGTGATATGAACTTTTGGTCTGGTTATTATGGTCCTAGAGTTCGCAACACCTCACTGACTTTAAACTATAGTGTGGGTCCAACTTCACCTAATACACCCACAACACCTACTACGAACACAACAATTGCCGGAGTACCTACTGCTACTGACATTGCTACTGCCGCAAGTTTGCCTCCTCCGGAAGCAGAACCTGCCCCTGCGCCAGTAACAACTTCAGCCTCAGGGCCATCATCTAGTGGGGCACCTCCCCCGCCACCAGGTTCAGAACCTCCTCCCGGAAGTTCACCACAACAATCATCTAGTCCTGCCCCCTCACAACAATCTGCATCAACTAGTTCACCTCAACCTTCTTCAACTGGATCACCGGCTCCTGCAGGTAGTCCTCAATCTGGTGCAACTTCTACTAGTGTAGCAAGTTCAGGCTCATCACAACAGGGCGGTGCACCGTCTACAACCAGTGGTCCAAGTCTTTCATCAGTATTGACTACTATTAAAAATAACGAAAAGAAAGAACAAGCAATTGCTTCTGCCGCAGTTAGTGGGGCAAATGAGGTTGCACAAACTGCTATATCAGCAACAGAACAAACTGCGCTATCAGTGGCTGCTATGTCTGTTACTTCAAGTCAAACTTCTAGTACATCTAATAGTAGTTCAAGTTCATCAAACAATGATTCATCTAATTCATCAAAGTCATCATTGACAATGGGTGTACCATTAGTAACGCCAAACACACAAACTGGACCTGTTCAGGGAAGTTCTACATTGACTGCAACTGTTTCATCTATGCAAGGATCAGTGGCAGTTAATCAATCAACACAACAGGTTGCAACTATTAATACACAAACGTTGCAATTGTCACAACAGACCCAACAAACACAAAATAGTCAGTTACAATTACGTGGTCCTGAAACATCTGAATTTAAAACTTCTGATGACAACACGGTGTTTTCTAATAACTTTTTAACTAATCGTGGCAATCCACTGACAGAGATTGTTGAAAACAATACAAAAACTAATACTTCAGAAAGAAATGAACAACCCTCAACAACTGTTAAGACTAATGTTCAATCTAATGATTTAGCAGGTAAAGTAGATATCGCAAGTATTGCTGTAGTCCCGTCAGGCTACAATCTATATACTGGATTAATACTTAAAGACGTTGCATTTTATGCACCAAAAGAAATCTACAGAAATCAAAAAAACGTAGACAATACAAGACTATTAAGACAACTCGCATCAGATGCTAAACATCAGCAAATGGTGAATTTACAATATGGAGAAAAACAATGAGTATTATTGACGAACAATCAATTAAAGAAGCAAAGCCTTACGAATTTAGCATTGCTGGCTTTAAACTTAAATTAAACAGCACGTTCCTTGCTATTGCTATTCCAGTAGTAACAACACTCGGTGGTGCAAGTTGGGGTGCATTTGAATTTTATAATGACTATCGCAACATGAAGTTGAAGATCGAAAAGTACATTGCACCTGATCTAACTACATTTGATAAGCGTTTGGCTGTTATTGAAGAGAACAGTCAGAAGACAGTAGATTATACACGTGATATTAAAATCGATTTGAAGAATGACATTCGCCGATTAGATGACGTTGTTTCTGATGTTGAGCGTACTGCTAAATCAAGTCAACGTGAAACTGATAACTCAGTTAGAGATTTAAGAACAGAAGTTCGTTCAATTAGAGGCGATATGGAAGTTACATTAAAATCAAATAATCGTGAATTGCAATCTACAGTGAGTGAACTAAAGCGTGAGAATCAGGCTTTGGAACGCAAATTAGAAAATAAGATTAAACAGGCATTGGATAATCCATTGGCAAACAAATGAAATATCTGTTGCTACTGATGACGGTAATTGTTATACCGTCATCGGCGGCACGATATGAATGTGTTCGTTGGACTTGGAGTGGTGATGTTTATAATAGACAAGTGATTTGTTTAGAGTGGAGAAAAAAAGAAGAAATAAGGAAATAAAAAATGATCGATCCGATGACAGCACTGGCAGGTATTCAATCTGCTATATCAATGGTTAAGAAGGCAAGCAAGGTAGCCAACGATTTAGGATCACTCGCACCAATGATTGGCAAGATGTTTGATGCTAAAAGTACTGCTACTAAAGCATTGATTGAGGCCAAAAAGTCTAAAAAAGGCTCTAACATGGGAACGGCACTTCAAATTGAAATGGCATTAGAACAAGCCAGAGTATTTGAAGAAGAATTAAAAATGCTGTTTATGCAGACCGGTAAGATTGATGTATGGAACAAAATTAAGGCTCGCCAAGCAGAAATGGATGCTGATGATGCTAATGAGTTAAGACTTTTTAATTCTCAAGAACGTCAACGTAAACAAAAAGAAGCAGAAATGAATGAATGGGCAGTAATCATAGGAGCCTCTGCATTTGTTTTATTCTTGCTGTTCATTGGTGGTTATGAACTAATGCAGTTTTGTCAAACAGGTAATAGGTGCGGAAGATGAACGAATACCAAAAAACATTTGATATGTGTTTAAAAATATTCGTATATGGTTGCGTTGCATTATACTTTTTAGGGTTCTTAAAATTTTTACCTGATGATTTATCGGATAAAATTGTTAACGGTTTGTTAGGAAAATTCTTACCCGGTTAAGAAATAATATGGATGAAGAATACATTTATCAAATGGTGTGCGGAGCAATGATAATTGCAGTAATTATCGTAACTATCTGTTATTTCATTTTTAAATAAATAATGTATTGGCAAACGGGAAACAATAAAAAATTTACACACACAGATGCTCGTTAAATAATCACAGTGTCAGAGTTACGACACTATTTTACAAAGGAAAAATATATGATTAAATTTGTTACAGCGGCACTATTAGCAGTTGCAATTCCAACTGCTGCCATGGCAGACACACTCACAGGCGAAGTTCTCTTCTCCGATCCTCGCGGCGGTAGCCGTACCGATACAACAGAGTATCGTGTTGAGGCTTGGAAGTCCGTAGGTAAGATTAACCTCGGAGCAGAATTGCAAACAATTCAGCCAGAAAATGAAGGCAAGGTTAAGTCCTTAGTTTCATTTAAGGCAGGAACTTCATTACCCACTATCGCAGGAGTACATACTGTAGCATATGCTGAAGTAGGTCATAACATTGCAGATCGTGTTGCCGGTGGTAACCACGAATTCTGGGGTGCCGCAATTAAGGCAAATCGTCCTATCGCAGGTGGTTTTTCTGTTAACGCAGGTTATCGTCATCGTGAAGGATTCAATAGTGGTAACTTAAAGGAAGACCGCTTATTAGGTGGTATTTCTTATGCAGTTAATAAGAACCATACCTTGGGTGTAACTTATTATCGCACTCGCACTGGTGGTAACGATACTGACGCAATCGGTGTTAACCTAGCACACAAGTTCTAATCAAACTTAAGTAGACCGCAGAAGCCCGAAGATTAACGTCTTCGGGTTTCCTTTATCGGAATAAATACTACTATGCGAGCCAATGAATTCATCACCGAACGTAAAAATAAACGTAAAAATAATAAGTCACTGCGTAAGTACTTTTTCCCTGGATATGCCTATTATGGTTTTGGAGGAACAGATTCTTCCGGTGAAGGTGGCGGAGATGGCGGTGGTGGTGAAAGCATTTATGAAACTGCGGTATCAGAGTTAGTCAAAGAACTACCTTCTTTGGCTAAACATGACTACACTGCAATTGATGATTTGGTTCGCAGGGTCGCCAGCAAACATAAGATCACTCACAAAGCACTTGAAACTCTTTTCCAAAAGAAATTCAAAAAAACTCCTGACTCTTGGATTAAGGGTAAACTTGACGAAAACAATAACGATATCGACTTGCAAAGTGAAGTAGATAAATTTGTTGACTGGGCTTCTAAGAAACTTAATCTTAATGAAGTTCCTACTGTGGAATTAAGTATGGATACTGAAGAAGCACAAGACAATCATCATACTGGTGGTCACGTTGTAGGAAGCGGTGAAATTTGGGTATATGCTAATAACAGAAATCTAGTTGATATTCTACGTACCGTTTTCCATGAATTGGTCCATGTACGTCAGGAAGAACTAAACATGATTAAGCCAGGCGATAGTTATCCCGGTAGCCCAATCGAAGCAATGGCAGACATGTTAGCCGGAAAATATATCAAGATTTACGGCGAAGAAAACCATCACATCTTTCAATAATTAAAACGGGTAACACTTGTTAGATTTCCTACCTTTGGTTACCTTGCCCAAAAAAAAGATTGACAAACTTAACATAACACTATATAATTATAAGACTAAAGGAGTACACACATGACTACACGTACATTTAACGGCGACGCTAAAATCAAACTAACACAACTTATCAATGAAGGCATGGGCGTCATGCAAGAAATTGAAACATTGCGTGAGGGTCTTAATGACACAGTTAAGGCTATTGCAGAAGAACTAGAAATCAAGCCAAGCGTACTAAAGAAGGCAATTTCAGTTGCTCACAAGTCGCGCCTCGGTGAGACAAATAAAGAAAATGAAGAACTTAATACAATTTTGGAGACCGTTGGTAAGACTCTATAATGAGTTATGTTGACGCAATTCACGACCGTGACTCTGACAAGATTGTTGTCGTAGAGCGCACACCTTCTGGTAAGAGAACTTATCAGGAACATCCCACAAACTATACATTTTACTATAGTGATCCTAAGGGCAAGTATCGCAGTCTTTATGGAGATTCTGTCTCACGTTTCAGTACACGAAAGCGTACTGAATTCGAAAAGGAAAAGCGCATTCACTCAAACAAGAAACTGTTTGAAAGTGATGTGCCGGTAGTTTTTAGATGTTTATCAGAAAACTATCTAAAAGCAGAACCTCCTAAACTTCATACTTGCTTTTTCGATATTGAGGTGGACTTTGATCCAGTAAAGGGTTTCAGTCCCACTAGTGACCCGTTTAACCCAGTAACTGCTATCAGTTGCTACTTAGATTGGCTTGACCAATGTGTTACTCTAGTCATTGCTCCCAAACATATGACACCAGAGACAGCACAAGAGATTGTCAACGAGTTTGAGAATACAATGTTATTCACAAATGAAAAGGAAATGTTTGACGTTTTCTTTCAGTTGATTGAAGATGCAGATGTATTAACTGGCTGGAACTCAGAGGGCTATGATATTCCTTACATGGTAAATCGTGTTACACGTGTGATGAGTAAGGATGATACTCGCAAGTTCTGCTTGATGGGTCAACTTCCTAAGCCTAGAGAATATGAACGATTCGGTAAGAGTGAAACAACTTATGACTTAGTAGGTCGTATTCACTTGGACTATCTACAGTTGTATAAAAAGTACAACTATGAATCACGACACAGTTATAAACTAGATTCTATCGGTGAGATGGAAGTTGGTGAAAACAAAACTGTGTATGAGGGTACTCTTGATCAGTTGTATAACAAAGACTTTAAAAAGTTCATTGAATACAACAGACAAGATACAATGTTGTTGGTAAAAATTCATAACAAACTTAAGTTCTTAGACCTTGCTAACGCACTGGCTCATGAAAATACAGTGTTGTTGCCAACAGTTATGGGTTCAGTTGCTATGATTGAAATGGCAATTATGAATGAAGCGCATGAACGTGGTTTAGTAGTTCCTGATAAAAAACGAAAGGGTTCAAATGACGAAGACGTACAGCAGGCAGCAGGTGCCTATGTTGCTACTCCCAAAAAGGGAATTCACGAATGGGTCGGTGCAGTCGATATCAACTCACTCTATCCGTCAGCAATCCGCGCACTCAACATGGCGCCAGAGACCATTGTTGCTCAGGTCAGACAAACACTCACTGACAAATACATGCTTGATAAGGGACTGAAACTAGCACAAGAAAAGAAACGTCATAAAGACGGCGATGATGCAGTTACAGGTTCTATCTTGTGGGAAGGTTTGTTTGGTGCATTAGAGTACACCGCAATCATATCACAGGAACGTGGCACTATGCTAACAGTTGACTTTGAAGATGGTCGTAGTGTAGAAATGTCTGCGGCTGAAATCTGGAAGTTAGTGTTTGATAGTCATAAGCCCTATATGTTATCAGCAAATGGTACAATCTTTACATATGAGAAAGAAGGTGTCATTCCAGGTCTATTGACTCGTTGGTATTCAGATCGTAAGGTCATGCAAAAGAAACTAAAAGAGTCTACTACTGATGAGGATCGTGAGTACTGGGATAAACGTCAGTTGGTTCGTAAGATTTTGCTTAACTCAGCATATGGTGCATTGTTGAATGAACATTGTCGTTTCTATGACAAACGTATTGGTCAATCAGTTACATTAACTGGTCGTCAAATTGTTAAGCATATGATGAGTAACATCAATGAAACAGTTTCGGGAATCTATACACATGATGGTGATGCGATTGTGTATGGTGATACTGACTCTTGTTATTTCAGTACGTGGCCTATTCTTAAAGAGCAGATTGCAAAGGGTGAACTTGAGTGGAGTAAAGAAACTTGTATTGGACTATACGATAGTATTGCTGATACAGCAAACGAATCGTTCCCTGCATTCATGGAAAAGGCATTTCATGCACCTCGCAAGAATGGTGAAATCATTAAGGCTGGTCGTGAACTAATCGGTGATCGTGCTATCTTTATTACTAAAAAGCGTTATGCTATCAATATCTTTGATAAAGAAGGTAAGCGCAAGGATAAGGATGGTAAGAAGGGTGACATTAAGGCAATGGGTCTTGACTTGAAACGTGCAGATACTCCCAAGTATGTGCAAGAATTCTTGCTAAGTGTATTGTCAATGGTCATTCAAGAGGGTAAAGGTCGTGATGATGTAATCGAAGCAGTAAAAGACTTTAAGCGTATATTGACTGCACAAGATAGTTGGACTAAAGGTTCTCCAAAGGGTGTTAACAAACTTACATACTATGGTGACTTAGAAGCAAAGAGTTCAACTGGTCGAGCGAACATGCCCGGTCACGTTCGTGCGGCATTGAACTACAACTACTTACGTAGAGTAAACAGTGACAACTATAGTCAATCTATTGTTGATGGTATGAAAGTTATTGTTTGCAAACTAAAGCCTAATCCACTAGGCTTTACAAGCGTAGCATATCCTACTGATGAACTACGATTGCCACAATGGTTCTGTGACTTGCCCTTCGATGATGCGGCAATGGAACAAACATTGGTTGATGAAAAGATTAACAACTTGTTGGGTGTACTTGATTGGGATATTCGTAGTAATACTAATACTAATTCAACATTCGATGATTTGTTTGATTTCGGTTAAACTCACTATTGACTTACACAATAAATTCCGCTATTATACACTATAGCAAAGCCTAAATATTACAAAGGAAACAAAATGAAAGATAATTTACAAGACTTGATTCAGCATACACATGGTCTAGGGGTCGTTGACCTTATTAAGATTTTTGGTACTGACCAAGAAACACAGATTGCGGCAATCGCAGAAGATAAGTCAGTTGTGGTGACTGGCACATTCAAGACACCACTAGCAGACTTCATCGGTACGTTCGGTATGCCTAATCTAGCAAAGTTGAAGACTATTCTAGGATTCGATGACTATGATGATAAGGCTATCATCAATGTCACACGTGTCAACAAAGATGGAGTAGATACACCAACTACTATTCACTTTGAAACTTCATCCGGCGATTTCGTAAACGATTATCGTCTAATGTCAAAGACAATCATTGAGGAAAAGGTACGCAACGTAACATTCAAGGGTGCGGCTTGGAACGTTGAGTTCGAACCAACTGTTGCGGGTATCATGCGTCTTAAGAAGCAGGCTTCTGCTAACAGTGAAGAAAACAACTTCACTACTAAGACAGACAATGGTGATCTAAAGATTTTCTTTGGTGACCCATCAACTCACAGTGGTAACTTTGTGTTTCACACTGGTGTAACTGGTGCACTATCCCGTCAATGGCAGTGGCCTGTAAAGGTCTTTCTTGCTATCATGGATCTACCGGGTGACAAGATTGTTAAGATCAGTGATGCAGGTGCAGCCGAAATTACTGTTGACAGTGGTCTAGCAACATATCGTTATCTACTTCCTGCACAAGCAAAATGATTAAAAACATCATTAAGACTTTAATCAAACCAGAAACTACAAATTAAATGGAACAAGTTAACCTTTCAGATAAACATAAACCCGACTGGGCATTATTCTTACCTGCAGTAAGTTCATTCTTTATTGCTGGCTTAGGTAAACAACGTGCAGGCGAAGACTATTTTCCACAAGCACGTATCCCTGCACAGTTCAACGGTGATGTTGAATGTTTAAACTTTTTAAACAGTAAAGAAGGGTTGTATACTTACAAGTGGGGTTTATATTCTGCTGGTCATGCTAACTTAGACACTACAAAGAATGATCCATGTGAATCTATTGTACGTGATAGAGAGCAAGGAACATTCATGCTGGGTGACTCAGGTGGATTTCAAATTCTTAAGTGTCAATGGCCTGCTGACTGGAAAGATCCTAACTGTCCTCGTGCAATGAAGAAGCGTATTGAAGTTCTAAAGTGGATGGATACATACATGGATTATGGCATGTGTCTTGATATTCCATCACAATCACTAAGTACGTTTCATATCAAGGATCCAAAGACAGGTAAATCTGCACATGGTATCAGTACGATTGAAGAAGCGATTAGTGCAACACATATCAATAACGAATACTTTATTAAAAATCGTAACGGCAACTGTAAATTCTTAAACGTATTGCAGGGTCGTAATCATACACAAAGTGATGATTGGTATGAAGAGATGAAGAAGTATTGTGATCCAAACATCTATCCCGATAATCATTTTAACGGCTGGGCGTTTGGTGGTCAAAATAAGATTGACGTTGAACTAATGCTAACTCGTTTAGTTGGTATCATTCATGACGGACTATTGCAAGAAGGCAAACATGACTTGATTCACTGTTTAGGTGTATCGATTATGGAATATGCAGTAGTGTTTACTGATATTCAACGTGCTATTCGTAAGTATCATAATCCAAATCTACAGATTACGTTTGACTGTGCAAGTCCATTCTTTAGTGCGGCTAAGGGTCTAGCATACTTTAACAATAGCATTGAACACGGTAAGAAGTGGGCATACAGCATGGAAAAGACGGCTGAAAACAAAGATTATGACAAAGATAATCGGAAATTCAGTGTTGCTGTATTACAAGATGGTATTCACAAAGTGTTTGCAGATAGTCCAGTAACTGACAGAATGGTAATGAAGGACCTTTGTTATCGTGGTCAAGGCTTTATTGGTCAACATGGCAAAGAAACTAAAACAAGTTGGGATACATTATCTTATACACTATTGCAAGCACATAATGTGTATCAACATATTGTGGCAGTGCAAGAAGCCAATCGTCAATATGAACAGGGTTTGATGCCAAAGATGGTTATGAATAAGTTTGATGATAATCATTTGGGTGTTGTTATTGACGAAATCTTTAGTTTGAAGGATCGTCAAAAGAGTTTAGACTTGATTAAGCATCACAGCAAACTTTGGACACAGATGCAGTCTGGTAGTCAGGGCTTCTCTGGTAAGAAGACTGTCAATGCTATGACTATGTTTGATCAATTGTTTGATGTTCAGGCTGAACCCGAATATGATGAAGTTATTGAAGACAGCGATGATCTTATGGCAGAAATTGCTGAATAAGTTGACCATAATCGTTGACTTTAGCAATATTTGATGTATAATCATTTTATTAACTAAGACTCTTAGGAGAACTTAAAATGTATGAAAACAGAATTTCTAAACTTGAACAAAGATTTGAAAATATTAGCAAGAAACTTAATGAGAAGAAAGAAAAATCTCTTGAAACGTTAAATCTAAATGATGAACGTGGTAGGGTATTTGAAGAGATTCGCAGACTAAAGCGTCTGCAATGGGAAGAAGAAAACAACACTATTAACTGGGACGAAGATGACCGTTGAACAAAACATTGATCAAGAACTAACTACAAAACGCAATCGTATTAAAGAACGTGCAAAGCGCACAATCTTTGTACGTTTTCAGAAAGAAGGTATTCATAAGTACCCAGCGGCTGCAACAGACCCTAACTTGGCAACAGGTGATGAGTATGACGTTAGTTTTCTATCAACTCCGCATCGTCACATCTTTCACTTTGAAGTGACAATTGAAGTATTTCACAACGACCGTGATATTGAGTTTATTCAATTCAAAAGATGGTTAGAGAATAGATATTCTCAAGGCATTCTTGCATTGGATTACAAAAGTTGTGAAATGATTAGTGATGACCTCTATGAAGTCATTGCAACTCGGTATCCAAATCGTAGTATCACTATCACAGTATCAGAAGATAATGAGAACGGTGCCACGATTCATTATAATACAACAACCCCTTATCAATCACTCGCTATTTAAAGGAAAAATAAAATGGCAAAATACGAAGTCAAGTCAAACCCACGTGTACGTCAGGTTTTCAACGATCTAGAGGCATATCTAGCCTTTTGTCAGGACTATGGGTACAAGTTCGATGAGAAGGACTTATACTCTACACGGAGTTATATCTTCCGTCAGTTTCAAAAGTTCGTTGCAGGTAAGCCTGTAAAGAATATGTGGGAACTTGATGCAAAACCTCGGTTTTGATGTAGTTGTAATTACGGGAGGATTTGACCCTCTTCATAGTGGCCACTTAAGTTATATTAAAGCGGCTGCTGATTTGGGTCAAGTCCTTGTAGTAGGTGTAAACAGCGATGACTGGCTTACTCGCAAAAAGAGTAGGGCATTCATGCCGTTTATAGAACGACTAGCAATCATCAAAGAAATCAAGTATGTTAATCATGCTATTAGTTTTGATGATTCAGATGGTAGTGGTAAAGACGCTATCAACTGGGCACGTAAACAATTCCCTGACTCAAAGATTATCTTTGCTAACGGCGGAGATAGAACTGAAATGAATATCCCTGAAATGGATATCGAAGACGGTAACATAGAGTTTATCTTTGGTGTAGGCGGAACTAATAAAAAGAATTCAAGTAGTTGGATTCTTGAAGAATGGAAAGCCCCAAAGACATTGCGTTCATGGGGATATTATCGTATACTGCATGAATATGGTAGTGCAGTGAAACTTAAAGAACTAACAGTAGAGCCAGGCAAGTACTTAAGTATGCAACGGCATGAACAACGTGCAGAGTTTTGGTTTGTTGCAGAAGGTGTTGCATCAGTATACACTGTAAATAGTTCAACTGATGTTGAAATAGTAGGTATGTATACAGAACATCAATATATGCATATCAAGACTGGTGCATGGCACCAGTTAGCAAATGAAACTGACAAACCATTAAAACTTATTGAAATTCAATATGGTACTAACTGTATTGAAGAAGACATTACGAGGAAATAAAATGCGCAAATTATTTTATATGGGTTTAGAACCTTATAAGGATCGGTATACACTTCAGTTAACTGACTGGAACGTAGAAGTGTTTAAGAAACGTGGGATTGATTATGTAATCGTTCCCGGTGATACACTTGATGCAAGTCGCACTATTGTGACAGGTCAAGTACTTGATGCACATGGTCGTTCATACTTTAGTATGAGTCAGATGATGAATCTTGTTAAGATGATGCGTGAAGGTAAAGTCACTGGCGAAGATGTAATTTATTTTGAAGATATGTTTCAGCCAGGCATTGAAAGTCTTCCGTATATCATCGATCAGATTCCTGAAAAGATGCGTCCTCGTATCTTTGTTCGTTGTCTAGCACAAAGTATTGACCCAGATGATTTTGTACACGTATGGGGTATGGAGAAGTGGATGGGTCACTATGAAAAGTTAGTTAATGAGTTTGCAGATGGTGTGCTTGCTAGTAACGAAGAAATGGTAGCACACATGAAGATTGCAGGTTGGACTGCACCCATCTATAATATCTCAGGTCTAGCATTTGGTAAGGATGAAGTTCGTCGCCGTGTACTTGACAGCGATCAAGATATTAAGATTTTTGATGAGCGTCATATGCGTGTTGCGTTTGCCGCACGTTGGGATCAAGAAAAACAACCTGACTTTTATATGGACCTAATTGAAGAATGGTTCAAACGTGATCCTAAATCAGGGGTAGAGTTTGCTGTCTTTACTGGTTCAGTATTGCGTAGTAACAACTCTAGTTACATGGAACGTACTAAGCGTTTACAAGAAGAAGGTAAACTTAAAGTTTATGAAAATCTTGATAAGACACATTACTATTTGTTATTGAATGATTCACGTGTTCTATTCAATTGTGCGTTGCAAGATTGGGTAAGTAATACAGTAAGTGAAGCAGATAGTTTGGGTTGCAATGTATTGTTTCCAGCATATCGCAGTTTCCCAGAAACATTTGCTAATGACCATGAGCGTCTATATGTTCCCTGGTCAATCGATGATGCTATGAACAAACTAGATAAGTTACTACTAGTACAGCATCAAAATGTAGGCAAGATTAGTGATCACACTGATGGCACAATTGATCGTATTTGCAACATCATTGAAGGTCGTGGTCAGCATCTATTGCGTATGAGTACAGACTATCGTAAATACAATAGGGAATCAAAGTACTAAAATGAGAATCGAAAACGAAGTTAAGTTAGACTTTAGTGACGTACTAATTCGTCCTAAACGTTCAACTCTATCTAGTCGCAGAGAAGTAAACCTTGAGCGTACCTATACGTTCAAGCACAGTGAACAGACATGGACTGGTGTCCCCATCATGGCTGCTAACATGGATGGTGTTGGTACATTTGCTATGGCAGAGGCTCTAGCAAAGCATAAGATGTTTACATGTTTAGTTAAAAACTATGACTATAATGATTGGAGTAAAGGTTATCCATTCAGAGGTAACAATCTTGCTATTTCTACTGGAACAGGTGCCGCTGACTTTGACAAGTTAGTTGATTTGTGTGCCCACTTTATTGATATTAAGTTTATTTGTATTGACATTGCCAATGGATATAGTGAACACTTTGCTGACTATGTTTCAAAGGTTCGTAAAGAATTCCCACTACATACGATCATTGCTGGTAACGTAGTTACTGGTGATATGACACAAGAATTAATTTTAAGAGGAGCAGATATTGTCAAAGTTGGAATCGGGCCAGGATCGGTATGTACAACTAGGATACAGACTGGGGTTGGCTACCCGCAACTTTCTGCGATCATTGAGTGCGCTGATGCGGCGCATGGGCTTGGTGGACATATTATTGCTGACGGCGGGTGTACTTGCCCAGGCGATGTGGCTAAAGCATTTGGCGCAGGCGCCGATTTCGTAATGCTAGGTGGAATGTTTGCTGGGTGTGATGAAGGCGGTGGCGAAATTATTCATAAGAGTATTTTACTTGATGAACTAAGCAATAAGACTGGCGAACCATATGTGGATACAGTTGACTATGTTAAGTTCTATGGTATGAGTAGCGAAACTGCTATGGAAAAACATCATGGAGGCATTGCTAACTATCGTAGTAGCGAAGGTAGAACAGTAGAGATTCCGTACAAAGGTCCAGTAGAGAAAATCATACTAGATACACTAGGTGGATTACGTTCAACTTGTACTTATGTTGGTGCAAGCAACTTGAAGCAACTAAGCAAGTGTACTACATTTGTTAGAGTTAATAATCAGTTTAATAGAATCTTTATCAAATAATGTTGTCGAATATTAAATGTTTAATTACTGCCGGTTGTAGTTATAGCCAAGTACCCAATAGAGATGTTACTTGGCCATTTCACTTAAACAAACATCTTAATCCTAAAGAAATTCATTATTTAGGACAAGGTGCCGCCGGTAATGGAATCATCAGTAGAAAAACTTTATATGCTGTAACTAAAGCCCTTGAAAAGTATAAGCCAGAAGAAATTCTAGTGGGTGTAATGTGGAGTGGATTTGATCGTAGGGAGATTTATTCTAGAAAATCACTAGATTGCAATAGAATAGAATATGGAAACAATACTGACGCCTATGCTAATCCAACAAAGATCGTTGATCTAAAAAATAGAAATTATTATATTATTAATAAAAATTGGGATGATTACCTAACTGTTAATTTTATGAAATATGCGTACACCGATGAGGATTCACTTATGGTTACCTTAGAGCATGTGCTTAGAGTACAAACTTTTTTAAAGTTACACAATATAAACTATTTCATGACTGAATATGATTTTGATTGTTTAGATAAGTTTCCCTATAGAAAAGAACTTCTTAAGTTGGATAAGGAAATATCTTTTTTGTATAATCAAATAGATAAGTTAAACTGGTTACCAATTACCAATTTGTATGAATGGGCCAAGTATGAATCGGGATTTGACTTTGCACGACCACCCGATCCTCATCCAAGCACTGAGCAACACCAGGATTTTGTTGAAAAGATCATTGTCCCATATCTACTTGACAAAAGAATTATTTCTGATACAATAGTATAAATATCAATGTAACACAACGGTTACAAAATAATATTAACATATCCGTGTAAGGAAGGAAACAAATATGTCTTATAACAAAACTAAAACCGATCCAGAGTTGGGTCAACAAGTTCACGAACACCTCGTTAAGATGGGTGTTGAAACTCCAATCAAAAAGCGCAATCTAGACCGCAAAGATCAAATCGATATTATCGAAGGTAACTTTGCTGAAATCATGCGGGCCTTAGGATTAGACTTAACTGATGATAGTCTAATGGATACTCCAAAGCGTGTTGCTAAGATGTATGTCAACGAAATCTTTTGGGGTCTTGACTATGATGCGTTCCCCAAGTGTACTACAGTCGATAACAAGATGAAGTACAATGAAATGGTTGTAGAGCGTAATGTCAATGTGCAATCTAATTGTGAACATCACTTTGTTATCATTGATGGGTTAGCAACTGTTGCTTATGTTCCTAAAGATAAGGTACTTGGTTTATCAAAGATCAATCGTATCGTTGAGTATTTCAGTAAGCGTCCTCAAATTCAAGAGCGTTTGACAGAACAAGTATTTCATGCACTGCAATTTATTCTTGAAACAGAAGATGTTGCAGTATTAATTGATGCACGACACTATTGTGTTAAGTCACGTGGTGTAGAAGATACAGGCTCGTCAACTGTTACTGTTCGTTTAGGTGGTGGATTTAAATCTGATCCGGCGGCAAGAGCAGAGTTTCTTAGCATTGCTAGGATGGGTAAATAAATGATCTTTAATAAAATCAAAGAATTAAAAGCACAAGGTAAAAAGATTGGTATTACATTTAGTACCTTTGATCTGTTACATGCAGGTCACATCGCTATGCTAAGTGAAGCAAAGAACCACTGTGATTACTTAATTTGCGGATTACAAACTGATCCAACGATTGATAGACCTGATACTAAAAATCACCCCATTCAAAGTATTGTAGAACGACAGATTCAACTTAGTGCTTGCCGCTATGTAGATGAAGTTGTTGTATATCAAACAGAACAAGACTTAATTGACTTGTTGCTTATTTTACCACTAGATGTTCGCATTTTAGGTATAGAGTATCACGAAAAAGACTTCACTGGTCGAGGCGAATGCTTTGACCGTAATATTGAAATTGTATTTAACGGACGTGACCACAGTTTCAGTAGTTCAAGTTTGCGTAAAAGAGTAGCGGAAGCACAAATTATTAACACATTAAATCACTAATATGCCACAACGAATTTTAATCATGGGCTTGCCAGGATCAGGCAAAACGTATCTAGCACAATATGTACTAGAATATTTACAAAACGAAAAGAAACGTGTAGGCTGGCTAAACGCAGACGATGTACGTAAAAAATACAATGACTGGGATTTTAGTACAGAAGGTCGTGTTCGGCAAAGTCATCGTATGCGTGAACTAGCAGATTCGATGACAGAGTATGATTATGTAATCTGCGACTTTGTAGCACCATTAGTTGAGATGCGTAATAACTTTAAAGCAGATTGGACTGTTTGGGTTGATACTATTGATAAAGGTCGATTTGAAGATACTAACAAGGCCTTTATTCCACCTGATGTATATGATTTTAGAATCACAGAACAGCATGGTGAGAAGTGGGGTGAGTTTATTGCCGCGCATATATATGACAACCGTCGTAGACCGGTGTTTAACTGGCAAAAAGAAACAGTTCAAATGTTAGGTCGTTGGCAACCTTGGCATGAAGGTCATCGTAAGTTGTTTGAACGTGCTATTGTTAAGACTGGACAAGTAGTTATTCAAATTAGAGATTGTCAAGGATGGCAAGGAAGTAATCCTTTTGCAATCGACCAAGTAAAAAGTTTTATTAAACGTGACTTAGATATGTTATATCAGGGTCAATATGAGATTCAAATTGTTCCAAACATTGTAAACATTACATATGGTCGTGATGTTGGATATAAGATTGAACAAGAAACATTTGATAAAAGTGTAACAGATATTTCCGCAACAAAAATTCGTAAAGAATTAGGTTTTGGTAAATAAAGATAGCGGTCTCGGCGTCATCCCGCTTGACAAATTCTGCCGCCTATGCTAATATTAACATAGGAGAAAATAAGCATGACATATCAACCAGTAACATACAAGTACACAAGTACAAAAGAGTATCACGATTCATTCCCTTGCGCATATCGTCAATGGCGTGCTGACTCTCACTGTAATCTAATTCATGGTTACAGTTTTTCAATCAAGGTATATTTCGGAACTGACAACCTCGATGTTCGTAATTGGGCCGCTGATTACGGTGGTCTTAAAGAATTAAAGGGAATTCTTGAAGATCAGTTTGATCATACACTATTGGTTGCAGAAGACGATCCTGAACTTGAAACATTCAAAATGTTGCAAGAAAAGAATATGGCTAAATTGACTATTCTTCCTGCACTAGGTTGTGAAGCACTTGCTGATATGATCTATAAGTTTATCAACACAGTTTATGTTCCTGACTATTATGGTCCTAGCGAAGCAGAACGTCTATGGTGCTATCGTGTAGAAGTTCGTGAGACACAGAGCAACATGGCTTTCCGTGAAGGTCATAGGGAGTGGAATGAGGACTTGATCGGATGAACAGCCTAGAAAAAATTTGGGCTAGAGCAACTGGACATTTAATAGGTAGTACAGATGAGGATAGGCCGGATGTGCCTATCCTCACACTGCGTGAAGCACGTATTGCTTTATTTTTAAAGACCTTTTGGGTAGTAATTCATACTATTACCTGTATCGTAATTATTGCTAACGCAATACATCATTGGTGATTTATGAAAAAGATATACTACACAAACGAACACATTGCAGGATATGTAAACGATATTATTCGGCAACTGGTAATTGATGATTTCAAGCCTGACTATATTGTTGGACTTACAAGAGGGGGATTAGTTCCTGCTCTAATGCTTAGTCACTATCTAAAAGTTCCCATGCATACATTAAAGGTTAGTATGCGTGATGATGACCATTGTGAATCTAATTTATGGATGGCTGAGGATGCATTTGGTCATGAACAAGAAAAAAAGAATATTCTTATCGTAGATGATATTAACGATTCGGGCGAAACTCTTAATTGGGTACAGCGTGATTGGGAATCAAGTTGTCATGCTGACAGTGACAAATGGCTTGATGTTTGGAATCATAATGTCAAGTTTGCAACCATTGTTAACAATGATTATTCTAAATTTGAAAACGTAGACTATAGTGCAGTACATATTAATAAGTTTGAAGAACCATGTTGGATTGTCTTCCCTTGGGAAGAATGGTGGAAAAATTAATCCATTATCATTGACACCTAAATACAAAGGTGCTATGATTGTATATAAGGATAAGATTTATGACGTTATTTGATTTTATTGTTAAAGTAATAGTTCCTATTTTTGTAGTCGGGAGTGCGGCTTTTATTGTGTACGGTCAATATCTTCTTATGAATGATCGTGATGAGTATAAACGTAAACATGGTGTCGATCCTTGGCGTCATGGTTGGGATAAAGATGAAAAACAAGATTAAAATTAGTGAACTGTTTTACAGTATTCAAGGTGAAGGTAGATACATGGGTGTGCCTTCTGTCTTTCTAAGAACATTTGGTTGCAATTTTACTTGCGACGGATTTGGTATGCCTAAAGGAGAAAAGTCTAATGAGCGACACATTGTTGCAAGCAATGCTAAGGGGTATAAGCAGTATAGAGATTTACCTCTTGTTAATACCGGTTGTGATTCTTATGCTAGTTGGGATCCTAAGTTCAAACATCTTTCTCCGTTTCTTACAACGGATAGTATTGCGGAAGCAATCGTTGAAACATTACCCTTCAAAGAATGGAGAGACGAACATTTAGTCATTACCGGTGGTGAGCCACTACTAGGATGGCAGAAGAGTTATCCTGCATTACTTGCACATCCTCTTATGCGAGGTCTAAAAGAAATTACATTTGAAACTAATGGTTCACAGAAGTTACATCAAGAATTAGTTGATTACTTGAATCTATGGCAATGGGCAATGCCCGGTCGTCAAGTTACATTTAGTGTTAGTACTAAGTTGAGTGTATCGGGAGAGCCTCGTAAGAAGGCAGTTAAGCCTAATGTGATTTGTCAATATGAAGAAGTTGGCTACGTATATCTTAAGTTTGTAGTTGCAACTCAGGAAGATGCAGACGAAGCACTTGAAGTAACTAACATCTATCGCAGTGCAGGATTCACTGGTCCTGTGTATCTTATGCCACTAGGTGGTGTCGAGAGCGTATACAAAATGAACAATCGTAACGTAGCAGACTTTGCTATGAAGAATGGCTTGCGTTACAGTGACAGATTGCAAGTTCCTCTCTTTAAAAATGAGTGGGGAACCTAATGTTATTTGACAATAAGGAGTAAAAAATGGCAACATGGTCAGTAAAACCTGAATGGAAGAAATCAATTATTGAACGCAATTACCTATCAAAAGGTGACAATCGTGTCATGATTGAAACTGGTTGGCGTTGGGGTGAATTCACAGTAGAAACTGAGGATGACAATCCTCCTATTATTGGAGCAGGAGTAGATATCTATGACTGCGGATACGAATCAGAACTTGTAGAAACAAGTGATGGTTGTTGGGAAGAACATGACATGTATGAGTGTGATGAGGAAACCCAAGAATGGCTAGAAGAATTCTTTGAAGAGGGGAATTCCTGGCTTGATTTAGAAGAAAATGGTTGGTCACAAGATGAATGCGAAATGATTATTGATTGTGACTTAATCATTGAAAAAGTCGAAGATTAAAAAGGAGAAACGACATGAATGCACATAACGATATTGAAACACATTTGGCAGCATATATTGCTGAAAGCACAAAGTTTGAAGCAGGTAATAGTGCCGCAGGTACACGTGCCCGCAAGGCTCTTGGTGAACTAGCAAAGGCTGTTAAGGCTCGCCGTAATGAAATTACCGAGACTAAGAACGCACGTAAGGAAGCAAAGGCCTAAGATGAAATTGTATAGTAGGAGAATTGCTTTTCTAATTAGTGACCAGCACTTTATCCCTCACGGGGGTATTGGGTCATTTGCAAAAGGCTTCACAGAAATGTGCAGTCGTTTGAATTGGAAGGTTGATATTGTTTTAGACAAGGCTCCTACTAACGATTTTGTTGAACTAATCAAGTCGCTAGGTGCAAACATAGTATACCCCGAAGAACCATTGCGTTACTCGGATCATACTGCTACGTTTGCATTTAGCGATACGATTAACTTTGAAAAGATTATTAACTTCCGCAAAGCAATATTACGTGCTTTTGAAACAAACATCTATGATATGATTGTTTGTAATACGCAGGAAGCAATGACTGCTAGTTATGCTATGACAGTGAACAAGTATATTCCTGTGGTGTTCTATACACATTTACATAGTATGATCTTCCGTGAAAGTCAGGGCAGTGATGTGTTCTTAGATTCATATCACAACTTTTATAACAAGCATATGGAATTTACTGATATTATTATCGGTACACAAAGTCAAAAGAACATTGATGAACTCACGAAATACGGTGCAACTAACTGTCATTTGTTACGCATGCCTATGAGTGAGCGGGGATTATTAGAACGTTATGCAGGTGTGCGTGAAGGTGTATTGTTCATTGGACGATGGGAAGAAGGCAAGAATCCAGAAGCATATATCCGTGTAATGAAAGAATGTAAATTACCTTGCCGCGTGATGACCAACGAGAGTGGTCGTAAGAAGTTTGAGAAAGCATTTGCAGAAGCAGGTATCACAGATTATGTCATCAAAGCAGGTATCACAGGGCAAGAAAAGGTAGCATTCATAAAAGGTTCTATGGCATTTTTCATGCCAAGTCTGCGTGAAAATTATCCATTCGCATTCCTTGAATGTCTAGCACACATGCCCTGTGTTGTATTAGACAAACAAGATTGGAGTGATAATTTTGATAGACAATACTTTCATAAGGTAAATATAAAGGATGCGGCGGAGTTGATCAAAACAATATACGGTGGTGATCAGTTAACTTCGGCACTTGACTATGTTAAGAAGTTAGATGATGAAGTGGCACAAGGTTGGATTAAGTTCTTAGATGACTTTGTTGGTAAACGTAGCAATACAAACTCCGCAAAGATTAATAACTATGAAACAATCAAGTATCGTGACTATATTACAGAACTAGATCGTAATCATTTAGCACGTGAGGACTTTGAATCAGTACTATCAAACAAGTATAAGTTTGTTAATGTTTGGTACACCGATAATGATACGTATTTGTCAAAAGATCCTACGTTTAGACCAGTAGAAGAAATTAATAGTATTGGATTATTTGACGGATGGTAAACAATACAAAACAATTTACGTTAGATAACGAAATCGTATTAGATAATATACGTAATATGGACGGCGGTGGTAGTACTCACTATAGAGATTTTTTAAGTATTGTTAAAAGAAAAGGCAAATCTCACTATAGTAAAGCACTTGAATGGTGCGCAGGACCAGGATTTATTGGTTACGCCCTATTAGGTAATAAAGTATGTGACCATTTAGTTTTGATGGACAAGTATGAACCTGCTATACTAAGTTGTAATGAAACTGCTTTAGCAAATAATCTTAATGAACAAGTAACCACTTATGTTGTTGATGCAGTTGGTAAGTTACCTAAAACAGAAAAATTTGATTTAGTGTTGGGTAATCCCCCGCATATGTGGGATAGTAATCAATTCATTAAAAATATTGAAGATGACTGGGCAGAAAGAGGCCATATCTTGAAACAAGAAAACGTTGATATATTAGAAAGACTATTATTAGATCACGGACAACATATTCATATTGAATTTTTCAAGAACATAGGTAAATATCTATTGCCAGGCGCTGATTTGTTTATATCAGAACCAGGCAATAATCAACAAATGCCCGAAATAGTTGAATACGCAATATCTAATGGGTTGTTATTTGTAGGTGAAGAACCTATGCCAACAATGCAAGTTAATGCATCTAATGCTACATTACTTCATTTTAGATTTGAGGGATAATAAATGGAAAAAGTACTTTTAGATAATATTACTATACAGTATCCTATCATCTTAGATGGTGGTGGAAAGGTGCACCGATTTCAATTTATAGACAAAGTAAAACAGCAAAACAAAACTTATAAAAGTGGTTTAGAATGGTGTGCTGGTATGGGTTTGATTGGCTATGATATATTCAGTCAGAATCTATGTGAAACAATGTCATTTAATGATTTGTTTGAACCCGCAATTGAAAACATATTAGAAAACGCTACTTCTAACAATATTAGTGACAAGATCAGTGCATATTTAGGTAATAGTATTTCAGTTATCCCAACTGACAAACAATTTGATTTAGTACTAGCAAATCCACCGCATACTGATGACAGTAAAGAGTGGCGTAAAATATCAATGCAAGATTTCATTGACTCGGATAGAGAACCCTGGAATACTAAATTATATGACAACTGGGAACGATTGATTGTTGACGAAGAGTGGAAATCTCATTATGATTTTTTTAAACATTTAAAAAACTATCTATTACCCGATGCTGATATCTTTATTTCAGAGTATGCTAAGTTTGATGTACTTGAAGAATTATTTCAAAAAGATTTTGATATCATATCAGTAGAAGACTTCCCTGCATTAGGCCCACACGGTTTATTATATCATCTAAAGGAAAAGAAATGAAAAAGATTTTAGTTACAGGATGTTCAGGTTATATTGGCTCACACTTGTGTAAGTTATTAGAGTCAGAATATGAAGTACATGGACTTGATATCCGTCAACCACAACATCCAGTTGCAAAGTTCTATGAGCAGGACATTAATCGTCCTATCAACATTGAAGAAGAATATGATGCTGTTATTCATTTAGCCGCA